TTTACAAGCACGAAAGTCTTACATCGATCCAAAAACTTTCAAGGCTCTAAATCTTGAAGCTGGAGAAGATGAACAGGATGATGGAGTAGACCTAGGAGCAATGAAAGTTGCTGATCTAAAAACTCTTTCTGAGGAGCAAGGAATTGATATAGGAGAAGCTACAAAGAAAGAAGATATTATTGCAGTAATCGAAGCTGCAGTCGAAGAGTAATTTATTAAATATAATTTCCCAAACTCTAGAAATAGAACGGGATTAAGTTCTTATGAATAAACCAAACACCACAGAAGAAGAATTCTTTAACGGTACGGAGGGAAAAAACCCTACAAATCCACCAGCAAGTGATGAAGCTGGAAAGGTAGATTATGAAGACAAGTTCAAACATTCTCAAAAAGGAGCATTAGATTTGCTGGAACGGAACAAAGTTCTGCAGGCAGAGCTTGATGCTTCTAGGGAAGCAAAGAACAAGGCTAATAATCAAATTGACGAACCTTTATACCCAGGTTTTGAGAATCTATCAGAGGATGAGCAAGCTAACATGAGGAACTATACTTCGGGAATCGAAGAGAGAGTCGTAAATAGACTATCTGGAAGACCTGAATTCGCTGAATCACAAGAACGCTTTAACGAGCTGAAATGGGACAAGGCTTTCAACATGGTAGCCGCTGCATATCCTGATCTGCTAGAAGACAAGGAGGAATTCAAAGCAAAGAATTTTCAAGCTAATAATGTTCCAGATAACATTGATAGCCTGCTAACTACACTGGCAAGAGATTTCCTCTTTGACAAATCTCGAGCAATAGGAAGAAAAGAAGCTGAGGGCAAGAAAGATAGAATTGATCCTATGCGTAACACAGGAGGAAGTGGAGGAGAGAACCAGGGGGCAGTGTTAAATAAGACACTTGCTGAATGGGAAAACTTGGCAGCCACTGATCCTGCTGAATTCGCAAAGCAAGGAGATCTGTATGACGAAGACGTAAAGTCTGGAAAACTCGGCTAACATTCATCATAAAGGTTTGTGATTATTCAAAATAATTTCAAAAAACTTTATGGCACAAAACTTAGGAGCATTTACTCCGACCAAGTTTGCACTACAGTTGGTAAAGACTCTTTACAACAAGACAATCTACCGAATGGTGACGAACACAAAATACGAGGGGATGATTAAAGACTCAGGGGACACAGTTACAATTCGTACAGCAGCTAAGATCAATCTTAGTCCTTATACGAAAGGTATGACACTTGTTTCTCAAGAACTTAATCCTACTTCAGAAGAGCTAAAAATCGATCAAGAGTATTACTTCAAGTTTATTGTAGATGACGTGGATAAAATCCAAAACGACATCAACGCAATGGACGAATATTCTGACAATGCAAAGGAAGATATTTCTGAACTAATCGATACTGATATTCTTACATATGCAAAGGACAACGTTCTTAAAGCAAATGTTATCGGAGGAGATTACGCAACTGGAACTGTAGCAATCGATTCTGCAGGAGTTGTAACAGGAACAGGAACTACTTTCACTGCTCAAATGGTAGGAGGACACTTCCAAGCAACAGGACACACAACTTCATACGTTGTTGTATCATTCGCTTCTGGAACTTCAATCACTATTGAAGAATTAGGAGGAGGAACTTACACAGGAGGAGTTATCGCTGGAGGTACTGCATTTGATATTGCAGCTGCTACTCCATTGGCATTGACAAAATCAAACATCTACAGCTACCTAGTAGAATTGGATGTACGAATGTCTGAAGCTCTAACTCCAAAAGGAGGACGATTCATCGTAGTAAACTCTCGATTCGAGGGACTTCTACGAAACGCACCAGAATTTATTCCAGCTGTAGAATCAGCTTATAAAGGAGTAGTTAAGGAGGGTGGAATCGGACGAATTGCTAACCTGGACGTTTACTGTTCAGAGCTAGTACCAGGTGATAACACTGATGGATTTTATTTCTGGGCTGGTACTAAAGAGTACATGGCGTTTGCACTGCAAATCCTTAAAACAGCTGTCGTACCCTCAAATGCTAACGCAAATGAGTTCAACGATACTTGTAAAGGACTTGTCGTATGGGGACGTAAAGTATGTAATGGTAATCGAGGGCGAGCTGCTGTTCTACGAGCAACAGTTTAACCATCGTTATTCTATTCAGATCCTCTTCGGGGGGTTTGGGTTAGGATAGTGATAATGCTTCCTAGAGATAAATTTTATGCGATTAGAAACAAAAGAAATAATTAAACGAGCAAGAGCAAAGATTCTGGAACTCACTGATGAAGTGATTACAGCAGAATCAGTTCTACAGTATGCGAATCTTTCTTATGATGAGATCCAGATTCGAGTACGATCAAACAGTATGCTTACCAGCGTACTTATTCCTATTTCTGGAGCAGTAGGAACATTACCAGATTCTTTTGGGACTTTCTATGGGAGTCCAAAGGACAATAATGGGAATATTATCAGAGTAGTTCCACTCCAGAACGTCATCAGGGCAGCCTCAAGCGAGCGTGTATGCTCTCGAATGGGGCAAGAGGTCAAATTGCCCACTGATTCGCAAATCAGCTCTCTAGAGGTCGTATACTACGCCAAGTATGATGCCCTAACAGTAGCCAATTCTCCTGAAACAGACGAAACTTTCGATGAACCCATGATCTATGGGATTGTTTATCGTGCGTTAGAAGACCTGCAAGATCCAGAATTGTCTACATATTACAAAGGATTGTACGATAACATGATCCTGGATCGAGCAAGCTTCCTTTCTTCATACGAAGAGAACGCTACAGAGGGAGAAATCTTCACACCAGTTAGATTTATATAATACTATGCCTTACAAAAAACAATTATTTACAAAAAAATACGACAATCTACAGGACATGATTGATGTAGATGATTCTCGAGGGCGATCAGTACCTATAAATATGAACTTTATTGAGGAGGGGTATCTTACAAAAGACACTGGATTCAAATATTTTAGTGATGAAGATGATGCAATCCGTCATTCACTTTTCCATTTCAAAAAAACTAACGGAGAATCGTATATTATTTCAGGGAAAGGGACAAAGATGCAGTCTTTCAACCATATGAAGCCAATCACCGCAGTAGCATCCACTGATGTTATCACTCACACTGCTCATGGTTTTGTAGACACTGATGAAGTGACATTCTGGACTGATGATACGTTGCCAGCTGGACTTGAGATAGATACTGTTTATTTTGTAAGAGATGCTGTAGCAAACACTTTCAAAGTTTCACTAACAAGCGGAGGCACAGCAGTAGATATAACCTCAACAGGATCAGGAAATAATTTTGTAAGAGGCGTGAACAAAGGATGGGAAGATCTCTCCCCAACATTTACAGAGGGTGCAGAGTTCGGATTCTATGTTTATAGTGACACTCTATATGGATCTAATTCATACGAAGACTATTTCTCCTGGACTGGACAAGTGTTTACAGATTACGCTTCAGCACCAAAAGGGGACACCCTGGAAGTATTCGAGGATCAGATGTTCGTTACAGGAGTTCGAGATGAACCTGGAAGCTATTACTACTCAGACATTGGAGATGCAACAACATTCCCTGGGACGAAAGTTGTAAAACCTCTCGGAACTGATAAAGCAATGGGAATGAAGAACTATCATGGAACGCTTCTGATGTTCAAAGAGAAGTCTATCTGGAAGCTAACATTTCAATACGATCAAATTGTATCTCTCTTCTTGCCAAAGATTACACTTCAATCAAACACTTACGGAGCCTGTAGCAAGGATGCAATCGCTTGGGTGGAAAATGACATTTGGTTTTTCACTGGAACTGAGGTACGAGCAATCGGATTCGTAGACAACCAGGCTGGAGTATTCGGAGTAAATGACTCAGTAATCTCGGATCAGATCAAGGAAACACTCAAAAACATCGATAGAGCCAATTTCTCAAAGGTAAAAACATTCTATTTAGACAGGAAATACTACCTCTCAGTACCAATATCAAAGGAAACAAACAATGTTTTGTTCGTAAATCACCTCTTATACAAACGAAGATGGACGAAATACACTGGAAGATTGAAGAGTGTAGTCAATTCATTCGTAGAAGTGGACGGAGAACTCATCACTTCAACAGGAGTTGCACCATTCAGGACAGTAAAATGGGATGATTCACTCAATGATGAAGAAACTGCAATCGCCTCAGAGGTCTTCTTCAGGAGAATCGAGGATGCATTGTTCAACAGATTCCTCACTTATCGCTATATAGACCTGAAACTTAAAGATATTATTTCAACCATGAGGCTTGTTATAAAATCAGAAGCAAGCGATACTACTACTAGCATCGTAAAAGATAGCTACATAGGATTTGCTACTGAGGATATGGAAAATGCTCTAGGAGAAGTACCATCGGGGCAAATCCTAGTCGCTGATTCGTTTGGAGAAGATGTACAGAATTCTCCTTTCGTTAAGAAGAGGGGATCATTTCTCTCAAAGTCGCAAGCTCTGATTATAGGCTTGGCAAACGATAAACTAAACGAAACATTTACCTTATCAGAATTTATATTATTAGGGTACGAGGAAAGGAGGAAAACGTTCTCTGGTCGTAAGATTATAAGTATGAAATAACAATATTATCATGTCAGTATTACAAAATTTTTACAAAGAAACAATCGCAATAAAACTTCTCACAGGGAACATCAATATGTATGTTTCAGCAAATCCAACTCCTACAGAGGGAATCTTGGTAATAAATCCTGGTCATGCGACTCAACGAGAAATCGTTCGATACTCAGGTATTGGATCTGATGGTTCAGGGTCATATGTAACTCTTACAGAGCGAGGAGTGGGAGGTACTACAGAACAGACTCACGAAGTATCGGAGCCAGTTCGAATGAATATCACTGCTGAACACTGGGCTGAAATTGTTGCAGCAGCAAATGGAGGGATTCCAGCAACTTATCTAGATCTAGATCCAACACTTGCTGCAGATTCAGATGTTAAAGTACCATCTCAAAAAGCAATCAAGGAATATGTAGATACAGAAAAAATGGATTTAACTACAGATCAAGAAATTGCTACAGGAGTAAAAACATTCGTAGAATCTCCAATAGTTCCAACTCCAACAACTGATTTTCAAGCAGCAACAAAGAAATATATCGATGAAGTTGCAGTAGCTGGATCGCCAAATGCAGGGGATACAACGAAAGGAATCGTACAAATAGCAACTCAGGAGGAAGTAGATGCAGGAACAGATCTAGGATCAACAGGAGCAAAGCTCGTTGTTAGTCCATCAATGATTAGTTCAGCTGGAAACGTAGAGCCAGGAACTGAAGATACTCTCCTTTATCTAAATCCATCAGCGTACAAGCAGCAATCTGAAAATACTAAAACAAACGTATTAAATAATTCTGATATTTACAGTATTACCTTTAATGCGACTGGAAGAATTATGTACGTTGCAGGACTTTATTATATCGAACAATATGCTCTCGCTATTCCATATTTAATGGCTTCTGCAGACCTCGTAGGATCTTATTATCCTAGTGAATTGACTTCTAGTATGTACAATATGTTCATCTCAAAAGATGGAACGAAAATGTATCATATGGATTCAGCTGATTCCCTTGTTTATGAATACACTCTAGCAACGACTGGAGATATTACTTCAGCAGTATTCGTAGATAGCTATGATTACAGTGCTGAAAGTGGAATATTCTACGGAATAGCATTATCAGAGGACGGAACGAAATTCTACGGAATCTCATCAGTAGGAGTTATGTATCAGTACACGCTTTCAATAGCATGGGATATTACCTCAGCTACATATGATTCAGTAGCAGTAACTCTAACTTCTCTTGGAGTAGGATCAACCTGTAGCATTATTTCATTCAGTCAGGATGGAGCGAAGATGTACGCAGGGAATACTAGTAACGATATTTACGAACTTGATCTGGCAACAGATTGGGATATTTCAACGATGACTTATTCAAATCGGAGCGTTTTATGTAGTGGGGAATCACAACTGCAAGCAATCCACGTTCCAAACGATGGATCATTCCTATTCTTCGGAGGAAGTGCTGAGAATGATGTATTCGGATGGTATATGCTTAC